CTTTCGTTATTTGTCATGATTATAATATATTAAAGTGCGGCGTAAATGCCTGTAAATTCAGAATTATCAATGCCTCCTCCAGAACTGTATGAAGTTGATTCTTCAGGAGCGGTGTATTTTTTACTTATAAAATAATTATTAAAAAGTAAGGCACTGGCATTGTTATTCAAATACTCAACTAATCGCTGAACGTAATGACTTGCTTTTTTTTCTATCTTCTCCGGGTCGCAACCAATTTCGTTAGCAGCTTCAAAGCCTGTATAATGCGCAACAGCTCCTTTTATAAGATGAAATACTTTATCGTAATCTTCGTCCTGGTTGCTTGATGATGAGCTTGAGGACTCGTCAACATCTTCACCGGCTTTAACTTTTTCTTTTAACTCATTATAAAAAGCATCGTCAAGTATCGACCTTAAATAAAAATCTTCGACATAACTGATTACCGGAAGCAAACTGAGAAATAAGCTGTGAGAATTATCAATAAAGAGATATTTGTGAAATTCGGCTGCCGAATTTATAAAATTACCTTTGTTGGCAACATAAGCAGGAGACGCTTTCCATTTTGTAAAAGTATCGATGTTGTAATTTAAAAATTTCAACATCGATTCGATATTGCGGTTTGCAGTATCGCTGTACTTTTTTTCAAGCTTTTTAAGTTGCCAATCAAAGGCTTGCTTTTTGGTTTCAGTAGTTGTAATTCTGATTCCGTTTTCGGAGATATCAAGACTCCCTTCAGGAATATAATCCAATAACGAAAAGTTTGAAATTATACGCTGAGCAAACCAAAGCAATTTTGCATAATTAGCATCACCGGAACTGGATGAAGAAGAAGAAGATGATGAAGATGATCCGTAGGCAGTTACTAATTTTGCCCAAATATCATCACCAAGATATTTCTCACGTAATTCGTTTTCTCTATCTTCAACAGCAAATTCAACAACATCAAAGCCCTCAATAAAGTCGATTGCAATGTGTTTTTTTAAGTCTTCAATATTTTTTATAATCTGTGTCATTCTGATAGAGTTTTTTCTGTGCCTGTTGGATTTTTGTCAAGAGTTGTCAAAATGGTATCTTTAATACCAAATTCCATTTCGCGTGGCCACTCATTAAATTTTCGTAAGAAATAAAGCCAGTCAAAAAACCTACGGCGTTGCAGTCCCAAGTTACTTACGAATATTTCTTTTGCTTCTCGTTTATCAGATCCAGAACCTGCAGATGTTTTGTTGTTTGGCAAACCCGCACCTTTAAGCGTAGGGTCAATATTTAAAGCAAAAAGAATCATGGCGTTTGCCTCAGCCATATCAATTGTAAGAGTTCCATCAGGGATAGAATTGTCAATTTTGATAATTTCCCAACCTGGAACTTCTTTACCGGTTCTTTTGTCAACTGCAAAATGACTAAAGAATGTTTTCATTACATTTTCCTTACCGGTGAGGAAATCATTCATTTTTTGCATTTCTTCCTGGCGCATTTTCTTCTGGTCTTCAGGTGTAAGTTTGTCCCAATTTTTAAATTTATCTTGCCAGTAGCTTTTCGGAATACGGATATGATATTTAATGCTCATTGCATTTTTTAGCAACGACTGTTTTACTCCAGGAATATTATTTGAAATATCAATCCAACCACTATCAATAATGGAATGCCAGGCACGTTTTGGATAATACAATCTTCCCGGGCCAACATAACGACTTCGATGAACAAACTTTTTATTTGCAAAAGGTTTTGTTATGTCAAATACCGGTGAGCTATCAATTTGATGAGTTTTTGCATTAGGAAATTGAGCGGAGTAATAAAGTTTAGTAATACTTCTTCTGGCTGGTAGCATCTTCCCCCAACGGGTAAATGAAGCATCAAGAGCGTTTACTTTTACAATTTTATTTGAGTATTTTCCCTGTCCGAGATAAAACTCCGGAACTTTCACTCCAAAAAACGTTGCATCGGTAATAAGCTGCTCCATTGTTTCATCAAAAAAATTATCTTCTTTAAAATTTTCGAATTCTGTAAAGTCTTCACGGTGAAATAATTCTTTACCTTCAATTACTTCTTTACGATAAGTAACAAGGCCACCACCATAAAAGGCATTAATCAACCATTCGAGTCCGGAACTGGCAACAACATTTTTTTCAACTGCTTCGAGGATATCTTGAGGGCGTGTGTCTGTTGGTCCCCAAAAAGCCCAGTCTTTTTGTTTGTTTTCCGGTTCCCAATAGAACTTACTTTCTTTTGCTCCAATTTCGGGTAAAGAAACTATTGCCTGCGCTCCACTTAGGAAGGCTGTAGAACCATCATCTGATATTTGTATCTGGGGCTTAGTCATAAACTATCATTCCATTAAATTTTTCAATTAATCGCACATGGATAGTGCGTATTTCATTTGATGGTATTAGCAGCAAGTTAATAGTACCATTTTCATCGTGATTTGGTATTCTGGTACGGTCCTTAATTTTTGGTTTTGCAACATGCTTTTGATGATATACAATAGCCTTTTTTACATGCAGCCTTCCACCTCCCTCAGAGGTTGCAAAATTCATTTTGCATACAACACACGAAAAAGGAATGAGTTTTCCTTTTGTGCTGCGGGCACGCATTTGTTGAAGTGTTTTTTTGCGACTAATTAAATCCATTATTTATTATGTTAAACCAGATAAATAAGCATGTTCCTGAAATAATTTCAGCAACACCAAGCCATTGCGCTAATATTCTGTTACGATTATTAAAAAGTCTGGGCTTCCAGAAACTAATACCAAAAAGTATAAAAATTACTTCACTCTGATTTGTTGCATCAAGTTCCCAATCTTCTTTAAGGCCTGCGGTAATACCACGCTGAAAATGATAAGAGGGAGTCTGGATAGTTCCTAAAGTAATTATGCCTGTAATTGCCAATTGCATAACAATATGCCAAAAATCCATTGAATAATTACCCATTCTTTGGCCACACAAAACCATAAGAAAAACACCAATGGTTTGAACCCGCCACGATGGACTTTCGATATTGTGAATGTTCTTGATCTCATCTTCTAAAAATGGAGGTAAAGGATTATCATTTTTATGATAAAAACACCCATTTTTTCTACCTGACATTACTCGGCGATATGAGAACATAGCCATTGCTATAATTAGGTAGATTGATATTTCGATTATTTGTGACATAAGTTTTCGATTTTTAATTATGCTAACTTATTATTTCATTTTATTATATTAAAGGACAGTTAAGAAAAAGTAAAATATCTATTAATTTTTTTAACTATTGTTGTAAATGGGATGTTTTTCTCATATTTATTTATTTGATTTATTAAGACATCACTGCTTGTAAATATTACATGCTCATTTCCTTCAAAATCGAATTGTAGCGTCAGGTAATTTCCACTTTTGTTTTTATCGTATTTTGATTTACCAATTTTAGCATTTTTGACAATTATTTCCTTGTTTAATATTGTTTCAATGCTTAGCTTTTCGCCAGTCAATTGATGTTCTTCTGTAGCGAATTCACTGAATTTATTCATAAAAGAAAATGCTTAACATATTGATTCTGCTACTGACCTTGACATGTTTACATATTCTTCATGTTCTATAATTTTTACTTTATCCCCCTCTCTATTGAAGGATAATGCAACTTCATCATTTTCATCATATTTTTCACGTATGATAGAAAGCATGATCTCTTTTTTTGTTAATATTTTTGGAATATAATTGATGTTACAATCATATTTGTAATGCGTTTCATTATCATCTGTTTGATCAGATTCAATATTCCATCTGATTTGAAATCCAGGTTTTAAATCAATAACCTGTTCCGGATTAATTTTTGAGTATCCTTTCATTTGTAAAATATTTATTTGTTAAACGATATGTATCTGCATGTTTGAACCAGCCCCAATATGCTGAATCAATATGCTTATTTGCTCTTCTGTTTTTTATTTTTCTTTTAAAATTATTTACTATTGATTTGCGTATTAACGTATAGTCGTGAAAAAATCTATATCCTAAAAAATCAACACCTCTAATATCAATAGGGAAAATTTGATAGTTTTCCTTGAGTTTTAGATTAAGATTGTTATTCAAATATTGTTCAATTGCTGTTTTAATAGAACTTAAATGTTGTTTTGATCTATCGAATATTACAAGATCGTCTGCATAACGGAAATAATATTTAACCTTTAAATTTTCCTTTACAAAATGATCAAAATAGGCAAGATAAATATTACCAAACCATTGACTGATGTAATTTCCTATCGGTATTCCGGGAGCAGAATCTATAATAATATTCATAAGATTAATCAACTTCTTATCTTTAATTTTTCTTCTTAGAATAGATTTTAATATGTCATGATCAATAGATGGGTAATACTTTTTTACATCCATCTTTAGGCAGTATTTTGTTTCCTGCTTGTCTTTTAAAGAATGCTTTATTCTATTAACCCCATCATGGATTCCTCTGTAGGGAATTGTACTAAATGTATTCCTTATTAATATGCTTATCCAAATTGGTTGCATTATTTGAACAATACAATGATGCACAATACGATCAGGAAAAAAGGGTAATTTATATATTTCACGCTCTTTATGTCCTGTAAAACGTTTAAAAACAACATAATTACTATTAATAAATTGCTCAGATTTCAATATATGGTGCAGTTTATCAATATAAACACCTGGATTTCGATCAATTTCAATAACTTCACGATAATGACGTTTACCTATTTTTGCATTTTTATATGCTGTATTTATATTATCAACCGCTATCATTTTTTCGTATAGATTATTATATCGCTTCATATTTGCATTTATAAACAGAACTTTCTCCATTTGAAGTGGATACTAGCACCGTTTAGGTGATTGCTTATATTTTGCCAAGGGGCAAGGTGATTGTGTCTGAGTTTAAATGCTAAGCTGAGAAACCGCATTGGAGTTCGAATTGCCAGATGAGTTATTCGAGTTCGAGTAACCGAGACCCGCATTACCGGCATTGTTGGCATTTCCAAAAGCGTGGACGGCACGCCAAGCGGCTCACATGAGGCACAAACACCTGTAATATTTTTTGAGCGAATTGCGTTCATTCCGAATTAACTTATTACGTCACCGCAAAGCCGAGAAACCGCATCGG